TTACCCAATATTGAATTATATATAAACGATATTATTGATGAAAGGAAATTTGGTCCTGGAATTGATTGGTAATCCATTTATTTTTTTTATTTTATTTTTATTTTTATTTTATGACACAAGAACAAAAATCACAATTGTATAGTAATCTATTATTACAACATACACGTTTAGATAATCAAATTAACGAGATTAAGGCAGAACATTTTGAAATGAATGACGAACAGATGGGTAGAATTCGTGTATTACAGTCTAAACAAGGTCAACTTGTTGCTCAGATGCAACAATTGATGAATGGTTAAACCATTCAGGCATATCTCTATTTTTCCATTTAGCAAAATCTTTCTTAGCTCCGTTATAATAGTTTCTATATGATTCTATAACGTCTTTTACTTTATATTCATCAGGCATTGCTTTTGGGGGTTCTGTAAAACCTTTATCATGAATGTCTAATTTATTTGTTAAACACCACTCAATAACATCCTGTGATTTATGACGTTTTCCGTACCTATAAGTGTATTCTTTACATAACTCAAGTCCTAAGTCACAAAGATAAAGATAGTTTGATAATGAATCTCTAACCCATATTGAGCAGGGGTGGTTTTTGTGTGATAACTTGTACGGTACTTGGGCGGTACTTGGTGGGTAGTTGGTGGGTACTTGGTGGGTAACATGGTGGGCTCCACATAAAAGTTGAGCAGTTTCAAGTATCATCTTAACCACGTGTTTATCGCAATGGTATTCCGCACATTTTTTTGTATTCCAGTCTAAAAAGAAAATATTCATAATGCTAATATAAACAAAAAATCCCACAATACGTGGGATATTTTGAAAAATAAATGAAGTTGTATTAATTTACTGATACAACTTCTAAATCAAAGATAAGTTTCTTACCTGCTAGTGGATGGTTCATGTCCAACACAACAGTGCTTTCTTTAACTTCTGTAACTACAACGTTTACAGGACCAAATTGGTTTTGTCCTTGTAACATATCCCCAGATTTAACACCTTCAGGGACTTGAGATAAAGCAACTTCACTCATTAGTTGTGGATTAATATCTCCGTAAGCATTTTCTGGCTCAATTTCAATTGTTTTCATTTCGCCAACAGTCATATCAATTAACCCATTCTCAAAACCTGGAATTAATTTTCCTTGACCTAATGTTACTGTAAGAGGTTCTCTACCCTCAACTAAAGATGTGTCGAATACTGAACCATCTTCTAATTTACCTGTGTAATGAACAGATACATTATCACCGTTTTTAATTTTTGTCATATTTCAATGATAAATGAAAAAAATGTATTTTCAAAGTGATAAATCAAAATTTCTGAATATTTATTACATATTAATGTGATTAATACTTAAAATAAAAAAAAATATAAAAAAATGAAAAAAGTTGTAAGATTATCAGAATCAGAATTAACTAACTTAATTAAAACAGTAGTTAAAGAAACAAAAAGAAATAAAAGAAATGGTGTTAACGAAGAGCTTCAAAACTTCTTTAACCCTGAAGCTATGAGTACTGGTGGTGCGATTGTAACAATGGTTGGGACAACTATTGGACTTTTAGGTATTGCTGGATGGGATTATCTTAAAGAACTTTATAATCAATTAAGAAATACTGAAGGGAAACAAAAAGAAGCGATGGAACTTAAGTCTATTATCCAAGATTACGAAAGTAATAAAATGGATTCAGGTGAAGAAATGGATTTAGGTGATGATGATATGGATACAGATGAAAGAATAATGGGTTCTAAACCAGACGTTGATATGGAAGACGATGAACCAAGAGACCCAATGGCTGAGAGTATCAGAAGACACATTAGAAGACGTTAATTTTTTAAAAAAAAATAATGAAAAACTCCCAATCGGGAGTTTTTTTGTTTATATTTGTAGAACAATTAACACCAACACCACTATGAAAAACTTAAAACTAAAATTGACTTCAGCAATGTTCGCTCTTGTATTATCAGTTGTATTAATGGTAACCTCACCATCATTACCTGTATTTGTTTTAAGTGTTGGTCTTATTGTATTACAGACAGCTTTGTGGGGTAAGTTGATGAAAGAGATTAAAGAATAAAAAAGACGCAATGTTTCTTTTAAAAAAAATAAAGGAAAATCAAATTGAAGAATTAAAATTTTTAAAATCTATTAAAATTAATTCAAAATGATTTTCCTAAATAATTTAAACTAAATTCAATTCTTCTTTTTCCTTCATCATTAAAGTATACGCTCTTTCTAATCTGGTAAGACCACAACCCCACCCGAAACGAGGGAAAAATTCTAAAGATAAAAATTCATCTAATTCTTTTTCAACCCTTTCTTTGCCAAATAACTCAAACAATTTTGCAGAATAGTCACCATTTTCTATGGTGTAAAAGTTATTTTTCATTTCTTCAACATTACAACTTCTTTCAGCACTTCCGATAGTTTCTTGTCCGTAAAGAATTACATCAACTTTATTAAATACTTTATTCATTCCTTCTTTCATATTCCAAAATGGATTAGTTCTGTATGGAAAATTTTGTAATGATACAACGTTTCCTTTTTCTTTCCACATTCTTGTTTCATGTTCATCTTCCAAAATAGAAACTCCGTCATATTCTTCACAAACATCTTCATAATTAACTTCAATTGGTTTATCAAATCCCAAGTACTCTAAAAGTTCTGACTCTAATTTAATTAAGTCCGACATATCACCCTTACTTTCAACCTCAAACATTGGAAAAATTAATGAATGTCTACCTGGAATTGGGTCTTTTTCTTGTCTATAAGACGTTGAAATACAATAGACACCGTTCCATTCAGGATTCTTAAGAAGTTCGTATTCTAACCACATTTGACCCGTCTGTGGTAGTGGCCAAACTTCTCCTTGATAATTGAATGTTGTTATTGAGTGTGGATTTTCACACGCAGCTAAGATAGATAATCTTGATTGGGTTGGAACTTCTTTAAATCCTTTGTTTTGAAAGAATGTTCTCATTTTTTGAACTAACTCGTTGTAAGTTTCTGTGTTTTTCATTTTTTGTTTTTTTTTATTTTATTTATTAAAAGGGCAAAAAAAATCCTGACGTTAATGTCAGGATTTCTTAAAAATATTATTGTTATTTAAATTTCGTAATTTTCTTTTAACTTTTTTTGTTGTCATTAAAATTAAATATATGCGTTTTATTAAAAATAATCAACATTAACAAAATATTTATTAAAAAGTATTTATTAGTATGAGGAATTTATTGACAGAAGTAAGTAAAATAAAATCAATGATGGGTTTAACACCAAATATTAATGAGCAATCACTTATAGATATTGCCAAACAAATTGCTGGTATATCGTCAAATCAAGAACCAAATTCGGGAGGTGTTGTTAGTGATATAAATAAAACAATTAAATCTGGACTTGAGACGGCTAAAAAATCTTTAGATAAAAAGTCATCAAATTCAAATGATGTTGAGGTCAGAACAGTTTCAAATAAATTAAGACAATTTATTAAATGTAGTGAGGGGGATAAAAAACAAAAGTGTAGTCCTGTTCTTACTAGTTATAATATACCTGGTGAACAATATGACACTGTAGGTTGGGGCCATTATGGTGAAGATGTTAGTAATTCGTATAAAAAAATAACAAACAGCGTTGCTGAAGATTTATTTAATAAGGACATTGAAGAAAATACTGCCTGTGTAACAAGAATGCTTGATAGATGGAAAGCTCAGGGTTTAAAAACGTATAAGTTAACACAAGGACAATTTGATGCTTGTGTTTCGTATACGTTTAACTCCGGTTGTGGTGGACTTTTAGGGTCAAAATTTATCCAACAAACAAAATTAGGTAATCACGAAAAGGCTGCGGAAATTTTAAGAACTGAAAATATTACACAACCTGGTCATAAACCAAGACGTGAAAAAGAATCAAACATGTACAAAGGCATTTATTCTTAACCCTTATATTTATAGAATATGAAAAAGTTTATTATCACAGAGAACCAATTAGAATTTATAGTTAAAAGATATCTTAACGAAGACGCAAGATACGTAATGTCTTTTGACGAGTTTATGAAACATAAAAACAAAGACCAACAATATAAGTGTGGTTTTGAAAATTTATGTTTTTTAATTCATGATGGAAATCACCAAATAGATTTGGATGATAAATTTCATGAAAAACACAAAATTCCTAATGGAGTTGGTGGAACAATTTACCACGATGGTAACAATGTTTATTTCTGTCCTGACTTTGGTGATGACAGACCACAAAGAACTATTCAGGTTTATTAAAACTCAAATTGGTGTGTAAATTCGTAACCTGTTGAAGATACTTCAGTATTCATACGAAAATCTAATTCTATAGATTGGTTTTCATTATCAATTATGAACGTTCCCTCAGAACCTTCATTTATTTCCCACCCACCATGATTTTGTTCCAAAATTTTGTATAACTTATCTTCCCAAACTGCGGATAAATCATGTTTGTCGCTACCATCATTGTAATATCCAAAATCGTCAATATAACCTGAATCACCACCACCGCTAAAATCAACTCTAATTTTAAGTTTACCATCTTCTTTCCACTGAACCATATCCTCAAGTAATTCTTTTTCGTCAATTTCAAACTCTTGGTAATATGATTCATAACCCATAGTTTGAATATCTTCTTCAATTGTAAAAGTTTTATCTCTTGTTGAATACTTACATGATACCGTTGCTCTAGACTCATCACTAGCCTCTAATGAATCTAAAACTTCATCTTTTATAGAATCAAAAAAATTATCTAAAAAATCAAATATTTTAGTAGGTAAAAAATCATAAGCGTTACCCTTTCCAGTCCAAGGAGCAAAGTGGTAATCAACATTTCCATCGTAATCAATATAAAAGTCATTACTGATATGAGTAACACCATTACTTAATAGGATATAATGTAAAAGTTTAAATTTTTTAATAGTTTCAGGGTTATTTAATAATTCTTCCATAATAATAAATATCAATCATTAATTTCTAACTTCATGGTCTTAATCATCCATAAAGGTCTTTGTTTGTTTTCTAACGCTAACACCCATTCTTTTGCCGATGGGATATATCCGTTACAATCTTCCATAACGTGTTGTTCACCGACGTAACGGGTATATACAGTTTTTCCATCACTATTTTTGAATTCAGGACCAAACTTTTGTTCCATTTCAAATATACCTTCAGAGTGATGTCGAAAAATTCTGTGTGATGAATGACCATACCATGATTTTGTATTATCAAACCATTCATGAATTTTAATATAATCTTCCCATTTTCCTCCGAATTTTTTCACGGATGATTTTGCATGGATTATTGGATGTGCCATAATTTAGTGTTCTATAGATGTTGTTAATATATAATCCTCAGGAAGTGAAAGACTTTTGATAGTATGTAGGATAAGAATTTCCAGGCCTTCCGGAAAAAGTTCAATAGCGTATTCATAATTTGTTGGGTATAATTTTACTGATAAAATATTTTTTTTCTGACTAATTGAATGAGAAAATTCCGTAACTTTGATTTCGGAATTTTTACCAAACCATTGGTCAATGTCTTGTTTGTTTGTTTTATTTAAGACTTTTTCAAAAAAACTCTTTTTCATAATTATATATACAAAAGAAATATAAGATATTTATTGTTAAGATGAAAGTAAATTTATATGATAAATCTAGTGGACTTGGTTCTGAACAGATAAATGTTATTCAGGACTTCTTGAGATTTTGCCAAAAAAACTCTCCACTTAAGAAAGATGTTGATATCCAACTTCTTGGTGAACGTTTTGGTAAGATGACTACAGGTAGTGAAATTACAGGTAGAATTAAAGTTCTTGCTGCTGGTAGAATGTTAATTGATATTTTAAGAACTATTGCTCACGAGTGGGTTCATGAGTTTGCTCGTCAAAGAAATATCAAGTTACAAGGGTTTAACACAATATCTCAAGAAAACTTTGCGAACTCTGAAGCAGGGATTATGATACGTATGTATGAAAAAAGTAATCCGCAATTAACTGCGTTGTTGTATAATTAAGAAAGATTATGTATATTTGTCCTATGGATAGGGACTTTCAATGGATACGTAAAGTTATTGGTTCAATAACTCATTTCGGACAGATTCAATCTGCAGAAAATCTGGTTGAATTATATGTTAAAAAGTATGAAGAATCTGAAGAATTAGCACAGTATTCTTTGGACTTTGAATGTAGTATTGTTTCCTTAAAAAAAGATTTAGTTAGTAAAAAAACAATCCTTGAGTTATGATTGAAAAAATAAATGATTTTATTTGGAAATATTTTAGAAATCCTGTTAGAAACTTTTCTACCTCTGTTGGTAATCTAATCAAGTGGTTTCCTGTTATTTGGAAAGACCGTGATTGGGATGACCATTATATTTTTGAGGTATTCAAGTTCAAGTTAGAGAAACAGGCTAAGTACATTAAAGAAAAAGGATTTCACATGAATTCTGACCTTGATGCCAAAAGGATGATGTTGTGTGTCAAACTGATGGAAAAAGTTCAAGAAGAGTTTTATACAATGGAGTATATGGACTATGAGGATAAAGATTTTTTCTTTGTCCCAACAGGTGAAGGTATTGAAGATGATTTAGGTGGATATTATATGGAGACACTTTTGAAAAAAGAAAACTTAAATGATTTTTTCAAAAAATATCCATTGGTATATAAGAAAATTGTTACCGATAAAAAGTATCATATTTTTAAAATGGACAACGAGGATTTAACCTCATATGAGGTTAAATCAAGAATCGCTCTGAATATTGGAAGATACAATCACGAAAGAGCAAGAAAATTACTTTTTAAAATCTTGAGTGAGAATATTGAAAGATGGTGGAATTAACCGTTAATCTCTTCTTCAGTAGTTTCTGTTACTTCTTCTACCGTAGGTTCTTCTGTCTTATCTTTTGATTTTCTATATCCTAAAAGAGTTGCTCCGATTCCAACAAGGATTATTGACTGTGTTATAACGTCCATATCTTTGTTTAAAAACATTTTGTCAACACAACCCATAAGGAATGTCAAACCTCCAATAAAGACGATGTAAAGACCTGCCGTTCCACTTCCTGATGTCTTCCCTGAACTATTGGAAGTCATCTCTGCGAATGAAAACTGTTTGATGTTTCCGATTTGTTTTTTAATGTATTCTTTCATAATTATCTACCCTGGCCGTTATAAGGCTTCTTATAATTTTTACTTCGTTTATTGGATGTAAACTTCTTTGATGATTTACCTGATTTTTTAACTCCGAATGATAACTTCGTTGAACCTGTTGATTTAGATGCCATTATTTCATTTATTTATCAATAAGTATATAATTTTTTCAAAATATCATATATTTATTAATAAAATTATATTATGAAAAAATTATTAGATATTTCTTCTGAAGAAAAAAACAGAATTTTGGAAATGCATCAAAACGCTACCAAGAAAAATTATTTAATGGAACAACCTACTACTCAACCTGGACAAAACACACAAGGGGTTGATATTAATGGAGCAAAGTATCTATTAACAAATGTTGTTAAAGATGCTGCAACATTATCAAAATTTCTTAATTACAATCCAGATGCACGTCAAATGCAAGTTTTTTGTCAAACTTCTGGAGCTCAATGTAGCGGACTTGATAAAATGTCTTTTGCTCCAACATCAACTGGAAAACCAAGTTACTGGACAATGATGAAAGAGTTAGCAAAAATGTATTTAAATGAAGTTGCTAAAACTTATGAAAATAAAATAATACCAGCCGCGTGTAGTGACTCTCCAGCTTATACGGTATATTACGAAAATTTTTATCCTAAAGTAATGCCGTTATTTAAGGCAAAATATGGGTTAAGTGATTCCGATGTTCAAGATTTTGAAAAATATTTTGCAACTATCAAAAATTATAGAAAAGGTTTTGAATCAGCGCTTAGAACCCAATTAAATGCTGTTGGAGCTTGTAAGGCAAGACCTAACCCTGAACAAAGAAGTTTTGTTGGACAAGGTTAAGATAAAAATTACAAATACACATAAAAAAAAGAGGGTTTAAACCCTCTTTTTTATTTAATAACATAACTAAAATCTGAATTCATTGAGAAGTAACCTGTAATTTTATCATCTAAAAACCATTCTGTTAAAAATTGATTTTCACCATTTGTAGTTTCTCCCATTACAAAGAGTACAGGTAATCCATTATTAAGAACAATACAATCAAGTACATTTTCATTCTTATTAATTTCTGAAATGATAAAAGTTTTTCCACCATTCATTGACATTGTTCTTTTGCTCAAATCAAAAACAAAAACGTTGTACCCAATAGTGTAATAAGGGTATTCAATTACACCCAATTCCATTGCTTGAATTGTTGAAATATCTGATGAGTGATTAAACTTTTGGTCAGTAGTAACAGTGACTGTGATTACTTGTGAGTTAGCTACTAAACCAACCATCACTAAAACAAGAGAAAGAAATAAGTTTTTCATAGGACTTGATTATTTAATTATTTCTACAAATATACACAAAATATTTGTCTACACAAATATATTTATAAATAAAATGAACTTTGTTCATAAACTTTAAACCCACGTTAATGGATAATGACGAAAATGAAACGAATTCTAAAGGAAAATGTTGCCACTTATTGCCTTATGCTCGCAATGTTTTTCAATCCACTAGGGTTCGACATACTTTTCAAAACAATTTTAGATTACACAAGTTCTTATTGGATTACCACAGGAATTTTCTATTGTACTTCAGCATTGTTCTTTGGGTTGTATTTCTTATTACGAAGTAAAAAATGAATATCAAAAAACTTATCAAAAAAGTTCTTAATGAATCGGTGGAAAAACCACTTATTTCAGAACACCTTAATTATCATATAACAAATGATGTACCATTAAATGATAATATTTTCAGATTTGGTTCTGAGGAATTTTTTAATGTTATTAACGAAGCTCGTGAATTATATTACGAAGGAATGGTTGAATTAAATGAAGATGATGTTGAACTTGTTGAATCTGATTTTGGAACACAGGTTAGATTATCAAATGGTAGAGTGGTTTATTTGGATACTCCGATGGAAGAAACATTTATCTCTGAAGCTGAGTATAATGGAAAGAAAGTTGAACTTGGTAAACCAAGAAGAAATAGTGGTGGTGGTAAGAAATATGTTGTCTATGTTAAAAACCCATCAACAGGTAGAGTTAAGAAAATTTCATTTGGTGATGTTCATGGTGGTTTAACTGCTAAGGTATCTAATCCTAAAGCTCGTAAATCATTTGCTGCTAGACACCAATGTGCTAAGAAGAAAGATAGATTAACTGCGGGGTACTGGGCATGTCGACTCAATCGCTTTGGTTACCTCTGGGGCGGTAAAACTTATCCAGGATTTTGGTAATATGAAACCGTATAAAGATAGACAACTTACAGAAACTTCTAAGATTAGAGTTTTTAAATCCAATGTTGATAGTGGTGAACTACAATGGCATCGTGATAGAGAAGATAGATTGATTGAAGTAGTTCAGGGCAATGGATGGAAATTTCAAATGGATAATCAATTGCCAATAGAATTAACCGAAGGACAAGTATTATTAATTCCTGAAGGAACTTATCATAGAATTTTTAAAGGAAAAACTGATTTGGAGCTAAAGATTGATTTTATTTAGTAATCCTATTAATAATCAATTCCATAAGTCGTTTTAAGAAATTACCTGAAATTGTTATTAATCCAAATGCTGATAATGATTTAACCAACATTTCAGTATCTTTAATATCCCATACACCCTCAGAAATAGCGTCATATATCATTGGTATAATCGGAACTAAAAATGCGTAACTTAACATATTTGTTACGGTAAATGCCGATAAATTCAAACTCTTTAAAAAACCTGCTAAAACAGTTTTAAGTTGATTGGCTTTGATTGCTCCCAATTTAAATGGTCCCTCAAGTCCATCTTCTTTAATTTTATTAATAATTGATTTGGTAAAACTTCTTTCCTGAAAGAATATTACTGAAGCAATACCTGCGGCAATTAATGATAAATCTTTTTCTGTTAACTCAGGCATCTGACCATTTAACCATTGCATGATTGGTCCCATGAACCCTCCGATTGACGCACCCCATGTGAGCATCATCTTTAAGTTTATCGAAGCGTGTGATTTTGTATCTTCAATAATCTTTTTAGTTAGTTCAACCCCATCTTCTTGAACTTCTTTAATCCTATCATTTATTGCTTCAAGGATAATTTTCTTTTGAGATTCTTTAATTAGATATTTCATTATATTTATAAATATATGAGTAAGAAATTAAATCCTGAACTTAAACCTGGTGATAGAATTGTTATCATTGAACTTTTGGGTGAACCTCAATTATCTTTTGGTGATAGAGGAACCGTTACTAAAATCCAAAATGCTGCGTTTACTCAATATGTTGTTAAATGGGACAATGGGTCAAGTCTTTATTTATTAGACGAAGATAAATGGATGTATGAATCTGAGTTTGATGAAATGAGAGAAAGAAAAATGAAAAAAAATATTAAAGAAAATAAATCAACTGATTTAACACAACATGCAATGTTAGTGAAACATTTCAACATGTTGTTTATAAAAAGATATTTAAATAAATTAAGAGAAGCGAGTGTTGTTAATATGTTTGCGGCGGCACCATATCTTTATATGGGTAAAGAAAGATTAGCTCATGAACATAAGTATAGTGATACTAACGAAGCATTTGATGAATTAGTTGATATGGCTGATAAGGCCCAAGGTGAAATGGTAAACGGAGTAATCAGTATACTTGAAGATGAAAATAAAGAAGTGACAGTGGAAAACATTAATTCGGCTTTAAGAAGATATGCACCAAAAATTATTTCGTTTTACGCAAATTACTTCTAAAGTAAAAACAAAGGATTTCTTTCACCAAAATGTCCACCAACAATATTGTAGTAATAATATTCTAAAGCGTCTTCATAAGACATATCTTTTTGTAAAGACTCAAGTATTTTATCACGTGAATAAAGTATTCTTATGCCGTTACCAAACTCTTCAACAACTCCTGTAATACAATCGTCAAATCCATCTAATAGAATCGCACCTTCAGCCAATTCTTCTACTTCTTCTTTTGTCATTTGTTTTTATATTCTTCTAATGTAATTCCTTCGGTGTCTTTATCACTAATTCTAACTTTAAAGTTAAACCCTCTCATGTATTTTGTGATAATATCTTTTACTTCTTCTACGGTATCCCATTGAATACATCCTTCGTGTTCTTTAGAATATCCATTATCCACCAAATAGTTAACAATTGTTCCACTTTGAAGTGTTAAAAATCCGTGAGCGTAACCTTTTGGTACATATACCGCTTCACCTGAAGTTAAAACAAATGTTTCAAGTTTACCAAAGTCCTCACTGTCTTTGTCCAAATTAACAACAAAATCAATAATTTTTCCTTGGATAACTGAAACCAATTTGGTTTGAGCCATTGGTTCATCTTGATAATGTAATCCACGGAAGACAAATATATCGTCGTTTATGCTAATATTTGCTTGAACCCATTTGTCAGAAAGTTTGATAGGGGTAAAAGACCCACGATGGTCTTTAAAAATTGGTTGTAATAGTTGATAAGGTTTTTCCATGTGTAAAATATAATAAATTAATATTATTCAATCAACCATATATTTATCTAGAAAACAATTATATATGAGAAACGCATTTTTTTTGAATATTACTAAAGAAGAAAAAGAATCAATACAAGATAAACACAGAAGTTTATACGATGGATATGTTTCTAATGGTGAAACTGCACCAAAAATGAATAGATTAAAAGTTGAAGATTTAGCTCAAGATAAAAATGGTATCACTGTAAGTAATACAGGTGATGTTAAACATTATACTAACAAAGAAGTTAATAGAAAACTTAAAAAGGTTTGTAAAGAATGTAATGGATTATATGAAGGTGAAATGTGTGAATGTGGTACAGGTAAAATGTATGAAGAAAAAAATACATGTAATGAGTGTGGAACCGAAATGAAAGAAGGTGAAACATGTGAATGTGGAAAAGGATATACCATGAATGAACTTGAAGAAAGTGTTAAACTTAAGTCAAAAGCCCATTTAGTACAAGAACAAATCAATGAATCACTTAAGTGGTTCAAAAAAATCATTTAAAAAAATGAAAATCAAAGAAATCGTTGATTACTATTATAATCCAAAATCTGAAATTATACAAGTTAGTTTTAGATTAAACGAAGACGGTGAAGACGAAATAAGAGAACATGAATTTGAACTGGACTTTGTTGAAAAGTCCGGTTTTTTCATTTTGGAGAATTATGATTACGAATCAAGTGATTTTCCAATTATATACGAAGAAGATACTGACGAATTAATTATTGATGAAGAAGCGTCAGACGAGAAAGAGTATGAAGTGGACAAGAGTGAGTTGAAAGATTTTATGGACGAATATTATAAGTCAAATCCAAAGAAAATCCCACCTTCGTTTTTATTCTAATAACTCCACTTTTTTTATTGGTTAACTTATATTTATGTAATAATGATACATGACGTTGATTACATAATTTCATTGCTTAAAGAATTGACTACCGATAATTTTAAAAAAGGTAGTAAAGATGAATTAGGTGAACAAGACGCTGCGGCTGGTGGAGGGGCAACATCTAACACGAATAAAAGAGCTCAGAATTGGGATGAGTTATACGCAACCGTAAGAGGACCTGCGAATATGTTAGGTAAAAAAGGTGAAAAATGGGACACAGGTATTAAACGTGGAACCGCAAATCAAATTTGGTAAAAATGGATAGTAAAAAAGAATTATTAGAACGATTATTGTTGATGATGAATTACGACTCATCAAAGACATTGAATGAAAATACTCAGTTAATTATTGAACAATATACTTGGCCGACTGTTTTAGAACAAGGTTTAAAATTGTCTAAAAATAAAACTTCATCAGGGCCTGAATGGGTAACTTATTTAAGTGGATTGAATGGAACTACTTTACCTGATTTAATGAAAATTCAAAAAGGATTTTCAGACGCAGGGTATGGAGCGATAAGTCCAGATTTTGGATTACAAGGTTTTAACAAACCAAATCCAACACCGGCATCTATTGTGTTAGAGAATGATATTTTTGTTAAGTCTTTAAAAGATTATAACAACAAAAAAAATAAAGGTGTATATGCTGGATATAAACCTACCGGACCTCAGTCAACGTTAATACCTGAAATAGCAATCCAAATGAAAAATTTATTTGGAAAAACATCAGGTCAACTATTAGATGAATTTCAAAAACAAAGAACAGTTACTCAACAAAAGAAAGCAGAACAAAAAGCAGTTGCTTCAGGATGTGTTTTTAAAAATAAAACTGAAGGTGATGCGTTCAGAAAATGGTTTAACGATACTTATCCAAAATTAGCCCAAAAAAATCAATTAGATAGAAGTGGAAAATTTTGTAATTCTTATATTAATAAAGTAGCGAACGCAACTTTTAAAGAAGGCGCGTTTAAAGGTAAAAAAGTTTATGAGGCTTATAAAGATTATAAACGATTATTTCCTGATGGCAACACTCCAAAAGGTGAATCTGAGTTTAAAATACCAAAAGTTGATATAACCGCAAAACAAGATAATACAGCAACTTACGTTCCTCAGCGTGTAAACAAAGAAATACAACGTATAGAGTATGAGAAAAAAGTTCAAGAAGAAAAAGAAAAATATTTAAAAGAAGTTTTTGATTTTTCAAAATTCCCAGCCGAATTACCATTAAGTCAATATAATAAAACAACGGGTGGTTATGGGGGGTATGAGTTTAACTATTGGACAGAACCTAAAACAAAAATAAAAGTTTATATACAGGGGAAAACCAAAGATGAAGTTTTAGAAGAACTAATTGATTTATATGAAGAAAAAATTAAAGGAGAAGCTCTTGATAAGGCATCTGGTGACCCATTAATTAAACAACTTTTTACTCAAGAAGCAATTGATTATGCACTTAATAATTGTGATGTAGAAGCGGTCTCGGGATTCCTTCAAGAAATAATTAATGGTACAAAAAGAAATAAATATGGTAATATTGTTGGAAAATATTATAAAAATTCTAAAGGACAATCTTTTATGGCAAAATGGGATTCACCAAAAATACCTTGTGAAAGTGCGTTTTGGAATGAATACGGATTATATATACAGTTGGGTGGTATGATTGCCGTGGCATTATTATCAGGTGGATTGAGTTTAGGCCCAACTTCCGCACTACTTGCCGAGTTAGCGGCTGACACTGCACTTAATTTATATTCTTTAAAGAAAAGTGTTGAATCCCAAGATAAAGATGCGATTAAAATGGACTTAGCATACGTTTTCTTACCGTTATTAATGGCGTCGGCACCTGTTAAATCGGCATTAAAATCTGCAAAATTTGGTGATGAAGTTATTGAATCCGTTGAATCACAATTAAAATCATTACCACCTAATGCGACCAAAACACAAGTTGATGACTTGTTAAAAAATATGACACCTCAGGAACAAAGAGTTATTAAAGAACTTGGTACTGAAGAATATAAAGATGTAGTTCAAAAGGCAAGTAAAGATGTGGTGGATAGTCTTAAGAAAACTGCTAAAGCCCCAATAGGTCGAAAGATATCTAATCCTTTAATTAATATTTTAGTTTATGGTGCACCTGCTGGTGTTTATTTAGTTAAACAAGTAAATAAAATAGATGAAATATTAAAAAATAGAGGTAAGAAAGGATTAACTCAGGAAGAAAAAGAAATTTGGGCGATGGCATTATCATTTTTAAATGGTGATGACAGAACCGAATTTGTTAATTCATTAAATAATTTAAGCGATAAAGATTTAGATGAATTAGTTTCAAATCCTAAAATTCAACAAGCTATACAAAAACAATATTATACTGAAAAAATTAAAAACGAGGAAGATAGAAAAAAATCCGCAGATGAGTTTATTAAAGATTTACATAAAATAATGGAAGAATCTGCAAAAAAAGTGGAAGAATCTAATGATGAAATAGAATTAATTGTGTTAGATGAACCTGTTAATGAATAACCCTATATTTATTATAAAAAAACAATTGTTATGGAAAAAGAAATTTTATACGAAATTAATCGTTTTAGAGAAATTTTAGGATTACCTCTTTTAAAAGAATCCGTTGGTGGTGGTGTTATTGATGAATTTTTAACTCTTTTTGGTAAAAGTGTCGATGATTTTGAAGATTTGGTTAAAGATGGGGTTGACGATGTTGCGGAATCACTTAGAAATAGTTTTGATGAAATTGCTCAATCTGGAGGTAAAACTTTTGATGATATAATTACAGATATTAGAGCTGGTAAATTATCAGATGATTTGGTTAACGATATTGCTGAAAAACTTGTTAAATCTAGTAATAGAGAGATAAGGGGAAAAATGGCGGCGGCAGTAGTAAATACAAACCCAAGCTTGAAAAAAATGGCGGATGAGTTATCTTCAGATGATTTGTTTTCTTCATCAGTAAAGGCAAACGATTTAAAATCGGCTGATAATACATACGGTGAAAGTCTTGATACAATACTTAAATCCGGTGAAAGTACGGGAATCCAAGATGAACTAGGTTATAGACTTTATAATAATTATTATAGGGCAAAATCCCAAATTGAATCAAATGTTAAGAATCTAACAAATGCATTAAAAGGTATGTTGGATGAAACTGGAAATTTGAGTGAAGGAATAAAAAAAGAAATTCAAACAATTTCTAAAACAATTAAGGTAAAACCAGATGTTTTAGAGTCGAGAGCAAAACAATTTATTTCAGACAATCCAAATGTCACACTTGAACAATTACAGAAAAAATTAGCAGATTCTCAAACTCAAATACAGGAAGCAGCAAATAAGTTAAAGGGTATTAGAAGAGCGGAATTCAAGGCTCAATATGATGCATTTAAAGAATACTTACCTAAGATGCCCCCACTTACAAAACCTGTAAAAATTGCTCTAGCTATAGTCTCTCTTGGGTTAATAGGTGGAACATTTGTTGGATTTGAGTTATATCAGGTAGATATTGAAGAAGCTCAGGATATTTTGAAAAGGTTAATTAGTTCTTGTGATAAAAAGATAACTGATAGCCATGTGAAGGCTTTAGGTTCAGATGAATACGTAGATAAGTACTATCCTAAAGTAGTTTATGATGGTCAATTAGAAACTGTAATTGAAAAAGAAAGTGAATTTTACCTTGAAAAGAAAAATAATTTAGGTGAGAATGTTAAAATTACGTGTATTGACCCAAAACTTGCAGATAAGACAGTTGAAGAAATTGGTGGTACCAAACCTGCAGAAGATGATAAAAAAGAATATACTCAAACACTTGAAGATTTCAAAAAATTCCTAACAGCTAATAGTTTAAGTATTAACGACGCGACAAATGATACTGACGTGAGTGGTTATTGGAAAGCAAACGGAAAAGATTATACTTATGACACAACAACTAAAACATTTAAAGAAGATTAATTTTTATGAAAAAAATTCTCATTTTAGAAAAGACAGGTAAACAGTTAGTTAGTGCGGGTTATACAAAATGCAATCAAGAAAAATATAATCAATACAAAGCTGACACTACAAACTATCAAACTGCAATTTCTGACGATGGGAAATATTACTTCAAGAAGAAAAAGGAAACTGCTGCACCAACCGAACCTAGACCAACCGAACCTAAAGCTGACGAAAAGAAAAAAGACGAAAAACCTTATAGTGAAGTAAAATTACCATTTACAAAAACTTCAGAGAGTGATGCGTTTAGAGCATGGTTATTATCAAAATTTCCTTCTTATGGTGAAGAGTCAAAAATGTCTAAATCATTAACTGTTGCTAAACCTCCATCAGATTATAAGACATCAGAAGCCCTTAAAAATGCTTATTATGAAAAAGGTGAGATGTATGAAAAATGGGTCAAAGGTGGTGGAAAAGTTGACCCAAAAACATTTAAGGTTATTGACGGAACATATACACCAACCACAGAAAAAGATAAAACAATTGATAAAACAACTGAAGTAACAACCCTAACTAAAATGAAAGGATGTAAAGGATGGTTTTCAAATAATCCTTTTAAAGACTTAAGTGATAATGATGCGATTAGAAATCAACTTGTTGGTAACTTTATTAAATTTTATCAGGAACAAACATTTGATACTATGTTAGGTATTCCGTCAGGTAAGTGTGGTGTTCAACCAAAACATCCAAGAGAATGGTTACAAGAAGTTGTTTATGATGAAGATGGTCAACCAATGTATGCTTGGCAAAATCCAGTAGTTAAAAATATTGCGGAAAAAGAAACAACATGGACATCAACATCAACAGGTGGTGAGATTAATAGAACTACTTGGTTTGAAAAATGGAATATTGATAGAGAAAAACATAAACAAGTCGATAGATTTAAAACGGTTCAAAATGTTAGTAGCCCATCAACAAATAATAATTCAATACCACAAGATTTAAAAAAACTTAAATCTACTGCGGAATATATTAATAATCTAGAACTTGATGAAGTTAATAAATCTATCTGTGGACAATTAGCTAGTCTATCTAAAAAATACAATAATACTGACAAGGATATTAACGCAGCAATTGAAACTTGTAGGGCCGAATTTCCAAGGATGGTATTTGGTGAAAGTATTGAAAATAAAATTACTGGAAAATTAAAACTAATGAAAGAAAATAAAAATTTAAGTGAAACTATAACTAATAAGATTAAATCAAAGAAATACGAAAAAACTTTGGTTGGTCTTTCAGAACAGTTCAACAAACAAAATTACAGAAAATTCTTTGATACATTAACTAAGTTTAGAAATAATAATATTAACGAAGCAACAAATGCAGAATTTGAAAAATCATTCGATGTTATTTTCAAGGGGAAAGAAACAGAATTTAAAAACAGAGCAATAGAATATATTTTAGGTAAATTAGAAGTTTCACCATCATCACAACTTGGTAAAAATATTAAGTCAGAATTAGATAGAATACCCGCTAAAGATATGTTTAAAAATGAATATGATGTACCTGAAGCAATATCTAAAGCAATAGAATCATAATCACAATCAAATACTGGTGAAGAAACAGGTTTAAAAAGTATTGTTACACAATCAGTTAAATTTGATGAAAAACAAATCAAACAAGGTGTTAGACAACATCTTCACAATTATATTGAAGGTGTTAAAGATGATATTAAATCTTTGGAGCAGAAATTAAAAAGTTCAATAGTTCAAGGTCTTTAAAAAGACTTTTGAAAATCAATCCAAACTTTTTGTAAAGATTGACCCACAGAATCCGAAAATATAGTAGGTTCTGTGGGTTTTTTTGTTAACTTCATATTAGTCTCACTTAATAACTTGTCTCCTTTCTTCGAATTACACGTTATACAACACGTAACTAGGTTATCCCATGTATTACCACCACCTTTTGATTTAGGAACGATATGGTCGATTGTAAGGTCTTTTTTACTACCACAATAAACACAAGCATTATGGTCACGTCTCATGATTCTATGACGATTAACACGAATACGTCTACGAGTGATTGAAACGTAGTTTAAAAGCCTAATAATAACGGGTCTAACTAATTTTACAATACCACATACGACTGGCTCGTCAGATGATTTAACAACCTCTGCTTTCCCTTTATAGACTAAATTAAACCCGCGATTAAACGATGTTACATTTAAGGGACTGTAATCTGAATTTAAGACTAATATTCCGCTCATAATCACAAATGTATTAATAAAAATTTATTGGGACAAATTGAATTTTGCAATAAGTATTATTATACTTAAATTGTTATGTCGGAAAACAAAATACAAATATCAGAAAAATACAGAAATGATGTTAAGGGATTGACTCATGATAAACTTATATTAGTTCCTTTGGAAGTATTAGAAAGTTTATATGATTTTTACACATGGAAAGAATTTGTTTCAAATCCAAATTTTATAGAAGAACAATCAACACCAATCATTAAAAAATATGATAAAGTAAAATTTTCGTTTGATGACGAATGGGATAATTATAGTGGAACACATTTTGGATATTAATTATGTATTGTATTGTTAAGTATATTAAGGTAGATAAGAAAGAATTACCTGTTATTATTTTAAATTCTCAGGATGAGATTTTAGAATTTGATGAGGAGAGTAGAGCTGAAGAATTTAAATCAATTCTTCAATTGAATTCTGACTCAGGTTACAGATACGTTGTCAAGAAAATTTGATGTTGTCCCAAATTTTGTCTATATTTGTAAAAGTTCTTTGATTTAATGCCCCCGTAGCTCAATTAGGATAGAGCATCACACTTTAATGTAGGAGCAATTTGGAAAGAAATTTCTAAATTGAATGTTGTCAAATTCAGGAAATACTACTTTGAAATGTTTAATAATCCGTTATCAAATTCCCAATGACAATTTGGACAAAGTTGAATTAAGTTTTCTTCACAGTTTACTTCTTTCACAGTGTTCTTTTCATTAAAAGATGATATTGGTTTTATATGACACAACTCAACGTGTTTATCATAACCACAATTATGACATGGTAAGGTAATTAAGTGTTTGAAATGACTACGAGCTAATAACCGTAAATGTGCGTTTTTGGAAGATTTAGGTAAATTTTTTAAACTGTCTTTTTCCCAATATTCACTCAAAGTTCTTTCTTTGATATATTCAAATCTATTTTGAATATATTCATTGTGGTGAAATTCACATAAAGTTGTTCTCCAATTTTTAACAAAATTATCACAAGATGAACATTTTTTCTTAGATTTCCTTTTAGGAAATTTTTTATTATTAAATTTCGCAGCGCAACTTTGTCCGCAAAATTTAGGGTTTTTAGTGTCTATACCACATTCTAAACATTTCATATTGTTAATCGTGAGCTAAGTTTTGAAACAGGTTTATTTATATATAAATAGTCAAGGTTCAAAAAAAGTGCAGAGACTAAACGGCAACCACCTAAGTTTTTTATAAAAATATGGTGAAGAGATAGTCCAGACCACAAACCAAAAGGGTAGTGAAAACTATAGTGGTATGCTAATGTGAGGGTTTCTGGTTCGATTCCAGACGGGGGTACTATTTTAAAAAAAAGGGTTATTTAAACCCTTTTTTATTTTTTAAACTATTTATAAATCAGTTAAATAAATTTTTAAAGAAAGAACAGGTGAAGGAACTATTACCAACAATTATTACCTCAGTCACATCAATTGTTATAGCATTAATAACTGCGGGTTTCTTCAATATGATGAAGGAAAAAAGAGCAAAACAAAACTCAAGAAACAAACTTTCTCAACAGATAGAAACTGATGAAATTGTTCACTCTACTTTAAGAGAAATCAGAAGAAAATATAACGCAGATAGAATATATGTCATTCAGTTTCATAATGGTGGAAATTTTTACACATCATCAGCGATGCAGAAAGCGTCTGTAACATATGAAAGATGTTCTGATGGACTTGAAAGAATAACTGAAAAAATACAAAATGTGTTTGTAAGTCACTATAATTGGTTGATTAAACAAACTATGGAGGACGGATTATTTATTCACGATTGTGAACTTATCCCTGATATTGCAACAAGAGCTTTAATTAAAAAGTTTGGAACACAATCTATGGTTTCATTACCAATTATGGACAGAGAAAACCATTTAATAGCTCTTCTTTGTATGGATTGGGTGTTTAGTGAACACGTTGAAGTATATTGTGAAAATGAGGAGTTTACAAAGAATTTCAGAGATGACTTCAAAAAAGACACTCAGTCAGTTAGAAACTTTTTGATTTAATAATCTAAATCAAAGTTTGGGTTACTAGCCGTATTACCAACCCATCCTGCGGTATCTATTTCATAGAAATATTCAGTATTATATTCTAAATCTTCATTTGTCTCAACTTCTATTGCCATTGGTAGTGCGTATACTAATATAGTTTCATTTGTATCTTCATAATCTGTGATTGTGTCAGAGTCAATTTTGTCATATCTGTTAAGTTCACTAAGTTCTGATTTTAATTCTTCATTAATACTAAAATAAAAGTCTAATTTTAATTCGTAAGCATCGCTTTTTTGTTGTTCACCTGTACCACTACAATCATAACAATCTTCAGTACCTCTACCCCCACAGGAATCACATTCACTTTTACCACCACCATCACAATTTGAACATGTTTCACCTTCGTCGTCTTCACCTTCACCACCACAATCAGAACATTCTACTTCACCTGAACCATCACATTCACTGCAACTAATCTCACCATCGCCACCACAGTAATCACAGCTTTCCTGAACTTCATCATCAAATACATTAGCAATTGCGTAGGTAAATCCTTCATTATCTAATTTCCATAATATTGATTCAAATTCTTTTTCACCATTATTAATGGTATTGATTAAAAATACCAATTTAACAAAATCCCATCCTTCTAACACGGACATCATTTGTAGATACGGGCCTTTACGGTCATTTAATTTTCTCGATATTTGTGAGACATTTGTATCTTTAATGGATAAAGATAGCTTTTTGGCAATTTGAATTAATTTATTGTTTTCCATAATATTTATAAATATACCATTTTTATAATGAATAAAAAACAATTACATGAACAATCATTAAAAGAACTACGTAAGTTAGAAAATATATTTGAAGAAGAATCAAGTGCTCGTCCTGTTGCATCAAGTGTTAAAGGTCATTTAGAAAGTTTAGGTTATGAAACAAAATCAACCATGGCTGAGGTTGGTGATT